AGCATTCCAACGCCAGTTGGACTCGCCTTCCCAGAGCTTCTTCAGCGGTCCGAACTGCTCCGGCCCCCAGCCGTACGAGCCGAGGATGCCCTTCGCGTACCGCTGGGCAACTCCCGCGGCCTCCGCACTGAAACCGCCTGGCCCGTTCAGGTACGTCATGGGGTCGACGGGAGTTCCGTTACGTCGGGCCTCCAGGTGGAGGTGCGGACCGGTCACGTTGCCGGTGGCGCCCACGTTGCCGATGGTCTGCCCCTGCTGCACGCTCTTGCCGACGGAGGTCAGGATGCGCGAGAGGTGCGCGTAGAGCGACGCCAGGCCCCCGCCGTGACTGATGATCACGTGGTTGCCGTAGGGGCCGCCGCTCGCAGCTCCCGTCACCTGGCCGTCGTCGACGGCGTGGACAGGTGTGCCGGTCGGCGCGGGGAAGTCGAGGCCAGTGTGCCGGCCCGAGCTCCACATAGATCCGCGCTTGCCGAACGGTGTCCCATAGGCGACGTTAACCGGCTTGATCCACTGTCCTCCGCCTCCGCCTCCGGAGGCGAACATGGCAGACACGGCGCTGACGATCTTGTCGCGCAGGCCACCGACCATCTTCGCCGGGACCTTCGTCAGGGCCTTACCCATCGGAGAGGTACCCACGCCGTCCGCGACACGGCCGAGGATCGGCTTCGTCAGCTTGTCCCAGACCTTCGACGGATTGACGAGGAGGTCAGCACCCGCCTTCGCCCAGTCGACGCCCTGGCCAACGACGTCAGAGACGGTGTCCTTCGTCCAGTCCCACGCCGCCTCGAAACCGCCCCCGATGATGCCGCCGGATTCGAGGAGCTGAGTCCCTGCCTGGCGGTGCAGTGCGAGAGCGCGACCCCGGTACTTGGGATCCGTGGGGATGACGAATTCGGGGTATCGCGGATTACCCTCACCGACAATTGCCGTCGGCTTGTTCGTCTTCATCGGCTTCGCTACGCCCCAGCCGCTACCGACTGTGCCACCTGATTCGAGGAGCTTCGGCGCTTCGGGGAGCTTGCCCAGTCCGACGAAAGAGGCCACCTTATCCCAGACGGCCTTAATGCCTTTCGTGTATACCCATTTGATTACGAAGTTCACGGGCTTCTTCGTGATATCGGAAACCTTGCCCCAAGCTTTTCCGATGGCGTCCCGGGCACTCTCGAAAGCCTTACCGACAAGAGCGACCGCGGATCTCACCTTGTCGAACGCTGGCTTAAGCCCCTTGGCGTAGACCCATTCCGCCTTGTCCGCTATCCAGTCGAACGCCGGGCGGACGGTGCGGTCGTATAGCCAAAGGAACTTATCTCCAGCCCACTTCAGGCCGTCCCAGATCCACCGAAGGACAGGCTGTAGGGCCTTCGTCCACAGCCACGTTGCCTTATCGCGAATCCAGTTTGCGCTAGGTCCGACGGCGTTGTTGTAGAGCCAAAGGAATTTGACCCCGAGCCACTGGATTCCGTCCCAAATCCATCCGAGGACGGGCGATAGGACGGTATTCCAGAGCCAAAGCGATATCCACGCGATGGCGTCGAACGAGGGCTTGAAGCAGTCCGTCCAAAGCCACATGGCGACGGCGCCGACAAGCTGTATGGCGAGCCATATAGGCGTGATCACTGCCGTCAGGATGATGGCAGCCGCGATCCGTCCGGCCAGAGAAATGCCAGACCACACGGGGGAGAACACGTTCCGCCACAGCCACAGGGCCACGTCGCCGACGAACTTCAGCCCAGCCGAAATGCCGGCGAACGTCGGCTTGAGGACGTTATTCCAGGCCCATGAAGCCGCTACCTGAATTCCGGCCCAAGCAGCCTGCACCGCCTCCCGGAACCACCCCCACCGCTGGTAGGCGAGAACTACGGCGGCGATGACGACGCCTATCAGTATCGCGATGCGAACAAAGATGTTCTGCCGCATCACGAAGTTGAAGGCGACCATGGCCAGCGTCCACGCCTTCGTGGCGATGACGGCGAGCCAAATTCCTTGCACCAGCCACGGCGCGTGTTCCGCTATCGTCGCTATCCCGTTCGCCATCGCTCCGAAGACCCGGAAAAGCGGTCCGGACAGCGGCGAAAGGGCGCGTCCAACTTCGAAGAACGCGCCTCCGATGTCGCCGAGGGATTCCGCTACGATGGGACCCATTTCGGCGGCGTAGTCGAGGAATCTCTCAAACTCCGGGGAGCCTCGGAGGTTCGTCCCCCAGTTGGCGAAGCGGCCGGTTATCCGCTGCATTCGCTCCGATATGGAGTCCATGTGCGGGAAGAAGGCGTCCATGACGCCGGCCATGCCCTTGAAGACGTTTCCGACCGATACGCCCAGTCCGACTATGGCGGGCTCTGCGTTTTCGGCTACTCCCTTTTTGAAGCGCTGCCAGAATGGATTCTTCAGGTCCGCACTCGCGCGGTCCATGAGCTTTCCGACGGCGCTTGCGGAGTTCTCGACGAGTGGCGTCAGTCCAGGGAGGGAGTTCTTCGCTCCGTTGACCATGCGGACGAAGAGCGGCAGTACGTCAGGCTGGAGCTCGGCGGACCAGGCCTTGAACGCCTGCGTGATTCCCTGCGGACCGGCAATGGAGTCGTAGAGCTTCCGCTGCTCGGGCGTCAGCTTCGCCAGTGCCTTGCGGTACTCGTCCGCCTTCGTCGCCGCTTGCGTCGTGGTGTTGATGCTCGACAGGCGGGCGGACTCGACACCGCGTTCCGCGGATTCGATCTGCTCTGCGGCCTGGACCTGAATGTCCGCGGCGTTGGCCACGGCATCGGAAAGTGCGCGCTGAGCGTCCGCGACGGTCTGAGCGGCCTCGACCTGTGCGCGGGCTGCCTGCTCCTGCGCTTCGGCGACGGCCGCCGTCTGGTCCTGAACGTTGCGCTGAGCGTCGGCGAGCTGCTCCGTGGCACGCTGGACGTCCTCGTTGCCGTCGACGCCGGCCTTCTTCGCGGCCTCCGCGTCCTTCTGGAGCCTCGCGTAGTCCTTCTGCTGGTCCTTGGCAGACTGCGCGGCCTCGTCGTAGGCGAGCTGCGCGCGCTCCATCTCCAATTCAGTAGCGATGCCGGCGTCGTAGGAGGCCCGAACCCGATTGAGCTCCTCCTCCGCCTCTTTGAGGCGAAGGGTTGCGGCGCGCTCGTCAAGCTTCCCGCGCTCCAACTGGTCGTTCAGTTCGGAGAGCTGTTCAGCAGCGTCAGCACGCGCGCGAGTGAGGTCTTCCTCAGCTTGACGTGCCTGACGCTTCGCGTCGGCAAGAGCGCGCTCGGCTCGCAAAACGTTTTGCGCTGCCTGCTCCCGCTGCTCCATGGCGCGTGCCGCAGCCTGCCCGAGAGCGCGCTCAGCGTCCTCGACCTGGCGGTTTGCCTGCGCGATGGAGCGGGCCGCGTTGCGGTGAGCAGACGCTAGGGCGTTCTGGGCGTTCTCCATCTGAAGGGCGCTCTGTGCGGCCCGGACGGAGGCAGCGGCGCTGTTGTCCGTCGCGCTCGCGGCCTCCTTCTCCGCGGCCGTCTTCGCCTGAATGACGGAGGTGACGCCCTTGATGGCGGGGATGGCAGCCAACGTGATGGCGCCAACACCAGCAACGGCGACCGTGGCAGCCGATGCAATGGCGCCGATGCCGGCGGCAGCGATGGGGAGGAGAGGGATAGCGGCGACCGTGCCAAGTGCGATGGCGAGTTGCAGCAGCGCCGCATGCGCCTGCGCTGTGTTCGCCCGGACGAAGATGCGGACATCGTCGCGGTCCAGGTCGTTGACCTGACGCTGCACTGCCGCGAGACGTGCCTCTGCGGCTGCTGCGTCGGCGCGGACATCCACGGTCGGGGTTCGCCCGCGGAGACGGTCGATCATCAGGCTCAGGTTCGTGATCGCCGCGCGGGCCCGACTTGTGTCGACGTCGACCTGAGTCGCGCGCTGCGCGGACAGGGCACGAAGTCTGGCCTGGATCTCGCTGAGCTGCGTCAGTGCGTCTTCGGCACTGATGTCGATACCGACCTTGAGATCCTTCATCGCCGTCAAGCGAGCGCGAAGGCCTGCGAGCTCTGCTTGCGCCGGCGACGTGTCCGCGTCGATGTTGATGTTGGGGAGGCTGGCCTCCGCCTCCTTCACAGCCGCACGGATGCGCGCCCCGAGAGCGCCGTCCGTCTCGATGCGGATGCGGGCGGGGTCGGCTGTGGCGGCGTCGATCTCCTCGCGGAATGCTGCAAGGGCAGCGCGAGCGGCAGCCGTGTCGACGCGCACCGCAACGTTCGGGTGTGCCGCCCCGAGACGTCGGAGTTCGGCCTCCAGCTCCGCGACGTGTGCGCGAGCCGTCTCGGCGTCGATGTCGATACCGATGCGCTTGTTGGAGAGCTGTTCGAGCTTTGCCCGGATACGCGCGAGTTCCGCGTCTACGCCCGTGTCGCCTAGCTTGACGTCCAGCTTCGGCATGGAGCGGAACGCTTGCTCCAGCTTTGCGCGGAGGGATCGAGCGAAGGCTCCACCCGCGTTGCTGCCCTGCCGTGTGGCAGCACCACGAGCCGCCTGGCCGCCTCGGTTGATGGCGTCGGGGATGGCCACGGTGATGTTGCGGGAGATCGCGTCCCCCATCTTGCGGCCGGCTTCCTCCCCCACCTTGTCCGCAATGGGCAGGACGATCGCCTTCAACTTCTCGTGGAAGTTCGGGGCAATGGGGACGACGTCGACCGCCACTGTCCCGACAATGTCCAGGTCACCGGCCATGCGCTACGCCTCCTTCGGCTGGTTTCTCAGCCGCGGATCAAGGGCGCGGCGCTGCTCATCTGTGAGTCCCTTGCGCTTCGTGGCAGCGCTCTTCGGTGGGATGCCGGGGCGTGGCGTGGGTGTGAATTCGCCGGGCTTCGCGCCGTTGGCGGCAGCCGTGACCATGCGCAGGAGGCGGATCTCGTCCAGGACCCGAGCAAGCATCGTTTCCGTCCCGCTCCATGGCGCCAGGTCGGGGCGTCCCTCGTCGGTGGACCGCTCTAGCTCCTCCTGCGGGATGCTGTTTCGTATCGCCGTCTTCGTGGCGCTCTCCGGCGGCAGGTGCTCAATCAGCACCCGCAGCCGTCGTATGGAGAGTCCGCCCCGGTAGATGTCGAGTAGGTCCAGGCGGTAGAAGCGCAGGAGGTCCGCCTCTACCGCTTCCGCGTGCTCCGCGAGGATCGCGGCCGTGCGGAGGGCTTTCCCACCGGCTCGCCGGCGGACTCCATGGCCTCAGCGGTGAAGGTGTTGATCTCGTCGAAGGTCGCATCCGCCTCGATGAAGGCGTCCACGTCGTCCGGGTGGAGAGCGCCCTCCGCCCAGGTGTCGTAGTCGCCCAGGCGAAGCGCTCGCAGGTACGACGGCCGCCACTGGCCGACGGTCTTCACGCGGAGCGGCTTGTCTCCGAGGTTCGCGGTGACGTAGCCCTCCGTCGCCTCGGTCTCCTGCGCCTTCGCGGGGGTGGTGGTCTCAGACATGCGCGGGTCTGCCTCTCTCGGCTTTGTGTGGTTCTGGGGATGTGCGCGGGTCGTTGTGGATCTGGAGCGGGGCCCGGACCCGCGCAGATACGGGCCCCGCTAGTCACTTACGGAGCGGCGGGGAAGAAGCCGCTCACGTCGACGTCGCCGTAGTCGATGCTCCGCGTCACGGCCGCAGCAGACGCGCCCTTGTAGAAGCGGAAGGTGAGCTGGACCGGCATGACGTCTTCGGTCTGGGGCTGCTCGTCGCCACGCTCCACGACCTTGCCGTTTGGCATGTAGAGCCTCAGCTTCTTGTCGCCGTCCATGGTGTCGAAGAGGAAGGCATATCTCAGGTCGTTCGGCTTGTCCGGGAAGGCGTAGCTCGCGATGCCATCCGTCGGCTTCAGGGCGTCGATGGGGACGTTGTCGTACAGCGACCGGACCAGCGGGTTCAGGCCCTCCAGGAAGGTGACCTGAAGGCTCTTCGTGGACTTCGTCATCAGGGTGCGGATCGGTTCCAAGCTGCCCGCAGCGTCGATGTCCTTCGACTCCTCCTCGACCTTGAACAGACCGCCTTCCGTGGTCACCCACCCGAGGCACTGCCACGCGGCAGCCGGGTCAGCGAACCCGGTCGGGGAGGCGGTGTTGATCGCCGCCATGTGAACGAGGTAGTCAGTTGCGCCGAACGTCAGGTCGGCATTGCGGGTATCCGCCATGAGCCCTCCAGGGCATGCGAGAGACCCGCGCGCCTCAGCGGACGGCGGGTCGAAGTGTCAGGGGGTTACGCGGCCCGGAAGCTCACGGTGAAAGTGGCTCCGCGTCGGTGCACCGCAGGGTTCGCCCACGGCTGCCGGGAGGGGCCGGAGTCACAGCGGACGTCGCGGATGACTGCGCCGTTCACGGGGCCGCGGAGGGCGAGCAGCGCGTCACGGAGGTCGCCGGCCAGCATCCGCGCCTCGTCGGCAGTGCGCCCGAAGACGTCGACGAACACCCGCGGGTGCATGCTGAACCGGGCGTCCGGTCCCCCGGCCCGCTCGATGCGGATGGCCGGGAGAATCGTCTCCAGGTCGTCAGGGGTCTCAGCGGCGCTGAAGACGCCGGTCGTCGCCTCCGCCCAGGGGTTGAGGACGGCTTCGATGTCAGGCACGGTTGGCCGCCTTCATCGTGTCGATGGCGCGCTGCATGATGGCGTAGCGCGGGACGCGTCCGTCGCCCTTCTCCACGCGCCAGGCATGCGGAGCTGTGTTGATCAGCCGGGCGCCGGCGCGCAGCTTGGGGCGACCCTTGAAGCGCACGTTCTTGACGATGGGGACGACGTCGAAGGAGCGCGCGTAGAGGCCCGGGTGTCGGTCCTCCTCCGGGTCGCCCACTGGGGCTGCCCCCTCGGAGATGCTCTTCAGCTCGACGGCTGCCGTACGGCACGCACGCTGCACGCCGGGCTTCATGAAGATCTTGCCAATGCCGCGGAAGTTGCCCGTGTACTTGGATCGGTAGCTCATCCCGTCACCCGCTTCACGAACGCCTCGACACGGGCGAGGGAAGTGAGCGGGAAGATCATCGGTTCACCGACGACCTCCCACCGTTCCGTACCCCGGAGGATGCGGTCTGCGGGCCGGACGTCAGTGCCGAGAGGAGCAGCGAACACGCGCCGGGTTTCCACGGTCATGGACGCGTCCTGCGTCTCCGTCGAGCTGCCGATCAAGACGCCGTAGGGGCTCATGATGGTGCAGTTCTCGACGGTGATGAGTACCGGCGGACCCGGGACCCACGAGCCGGAAGAGTCCCTGACCCGCGGTCCTGGCCGCTCAATGGTGAGCGTCTCGGACATGAGCTGAGCTATCAGGCTCACTGCGCCCTCCAGACCCGCACCGGAGGGCAGTAGTCGTCCGGTGTGATGTCGAGTGAGGAGGCGCCAGCCGCCATGCCCACCGCACGCCGCAGACGTCGACGTTCGTCCTCAGACAGGATGACGCCGGTCTCGGAGTCGGAGTAGCTGACAAGCATGCCGCCCGCCTGCTCACTCCGGACTCCCGCGGGGTTCGTCAGGATCCGGGAGGCGACGGCCAGGGCGACGCTCTTGACTCCGCGCTGCGGGGGGTCCGTCAGCCGCTCGCCCACTTCGCCGTAGAAGGCATCCTCAGTGAGGTCGTGAGCGAGGGTGCACTCAGCGTCCGTCAGGGGGCGCTTCAGCAGCGTGCGGAGCTCAGTCGGCGCGAACAGTGCCACCGCCGGCCGCCTTCCGCCGTGGCGCGGCCCGCTTCACGGGCTTCGCCGCAGGCGCAGGCTCGGAGCGCGAAACGTTTTGCGCTGGGGGCTCCGCCCACACCTTCGGATTCGTGATCTGCTCGACGGCCCACGTCGGGACCTCGTCCGCGGGGCCGAACACGTGGGCCACGCCGTCGGCGTCCGTCACGTGGACGTTCGTTGCCAGGGTTGCCATGCGTGAGTGCCTCGCGTTTCTGATCAGAGGACGTCGGCGACGAAGGTCAGGTCCGGGGAGCCGACGACGGGCAGGACGATCGCTGTGGACGCGCGCCACACGGTCTGCGGGTCCTCCGACTTGTACGCACCGACGGCCACGCCGGCGGCGTCGCCCTGGAGGCCGTAGCGAGGGTCGTTCGCCTCAACAGGCACGCCCCAGAGGGTCTTCCCCAGCGCGTCGCCCTGCGCTGGCATGAAGGCCAGCTTGTCCTCTGGGGTCACACGGGTGGCCACACCGTCGACGGACACCTTCGCGTCGTAGACGACGACCGGCGGGATATCGAAGTCCCCGAGGATGTTGTTCAGGTCGTCCTTCGTCAGGACAGTCGGAGCAGACGAGGCGCCACGGTAGGCAAGCTCCCGGATCTGCTTGTTGCGCCGCAGGAAGTTGTAGATCTTGCGGGACATCAGCGTGAACGCGGGGAGATCGCCGTTCGTGTCGTTGTAGACGTCGAGCCACGACTGGAAGTAGTCGTACGCGAGGGACGTCTCAGTCGAGCTGAACGGGATCGCGGCGGACACGGAGTGCGCAGGGTTGCGGCCGTAGTCGACGCCAGCCGACACCCTGTTCTCGTTGATGGTGACGCTCGCGTTGAAGATCGCGTCGCCACGCGCGAGCTCGGTACGGGCCGCGATGGCGCTGACACCCTTGATGGCGTCCGCCTCCATGGCGTCCCGGATCTCCGCCTTCTGCGTGTCGACGTTCCGCATCTTGATCTGCTCGTACTCGCTCAGCGCGTACTTACGAGAGATCGGAGGGAGCTCGCCCGACACGCGAGCAGCGCCGGAGCGCGACCCGATGTCCGACTCAGCGTCGAACGCCCGGTACACGGCCGCCTCGACGAGTCCGCCCCCACCTCGGGCGAACCGGTACGTCAGGTCGTTGATCGTGTCGTTCGGGAGCCACCGGTTCAGACTGAACTGATTCTCCTCACGATCCCGCAGGGCCGCGCGGGCGTAGCCCGTGAGCTCCGCGGGGGTCGCGTACTCAGTGATGAGCTGCATGCTCTACCTCTCAGACGAAGACGACGCGGGCGCCGAGGTCGGTCTTGCCGGCGGCGTCGATGGGGACGGGGAGCTTCGCCTCACGGATGAAGCAGTGCAGGAGCATGCTGCCGACGACCTTCGTCGAGGCGACCTGGCGGGCGTTGACGTCCTGCGCGGTGAAGAGGAAGCCCACGCAGGTCTCACGGCCGTCGGTGGCCGCGTTGTCGTACGGGCCATACAGACCCGTCGCGGTCACCTTGCCCAGTGGGATGCCCGACTTGATGAAGCCAGCCGGGTAGTGCGTGTTTGCCGTGAACTTGCTGACATCGAGCGTCACGGACACAGGCGCGTCGGTGCCGTGGGCGGACCCCAGCCAATCCCGACGGTCCTGCGTGAAGCTCTCAGTCTTGAGGCTGAGGTCCATACGGATTCCCTCCGTTGTTGGGTGATTACTGCTTGCCGAAGCGGGAGCGGTAGCGCTCCTCACCGGCACTGACCGACCCGGCGGTGCCGACATCGCCTCCACGAGGGCCGCCGGAACGGTGCGTCGAGCCGCCTCCGCCGGTGCCCTGGCCGTCACCGGAGCCAGTGCCGCCGAAGAGGCTCAGGAGCGTGTCGGCGTCGGCCTCCAGTTCCTCCGGCGTCGAGCCGCGGAGCCGCTCCGCCTGTTCGAGGCTGAGCCCCTTCTTCAGGGCGACCTTCAGGCGAGCGTTCTCGTCGGTCAGAGTGGTGACTGTGGACGCGGCCGTGTCCCGCTCCTGCGCGAGGGTCTGACGCTCCTGAGCCGCTCGCTCGTCAGCCGTCAGCTTCTCGTCTTCGATCTTCTTCAGGGCCGCGTCACGGTCCTTGAGGCGCTGGAGTTCGGCGGCGTCCGGCACGGAGTTCGCACGCTGCTCGTGCTTGCGCGCGTGGTGCTTCCAGTAGGCGACCTGGTGCGCCGGCTCCATCTCAGCGACGGGCTTACCGTCCGGGTAGCCGTGCTCGTTGAGCTGCGGAGTGTTGCCTCCGCCACCTCCACCGCCGCCGGCACCCGGGTCGTCCTCGAAGAGGGTCCAGGGCTGCGCGGAGAAGGTGAGAAGCGCGTTACGGCGCGCGAGAGTGCGTCGAGGCATGCGGAAGTCCCCTGTCGGGAGTCGTCAGCCCATGGCGGGCGTCAGGTCGGAAGGTTGATGTCGTCAGGGCCGGTAAAGCGCTGCCCTGCGAAGCCCAGAACGGGGCCAATCTCGCCGTGTTCGTTGGCGACGATGATCTTGCGGTAGTCGACGGCGCGGCCCCCACGGTCGTGCTGGCCTAGGGCCTCCTCCACGAGCTCGTGAATTCGGTCTAGCTTCGCTTCGTCGATGATCTGGCCCGGGTCGTAGTCGGCTGTGACGGTCTTGACGAGGCAGTCACATCCGGGGTGGATCGGGGCCAAGTCCCGCTTGTGGTACCGCTGAGTGCTAGCGATCATGCAGAGCGCGCAGTCGTATTCGCCTTGCAGCTCACGAACGGTGTACTCGAAGCGGGGCATGTCAGCCGCGACTTCGCGCACCGTGTGCGTTCGGGCTAGCTGGAGATCCGTCTTCGTGATGGTCTCCAGCCGGTGAGCTCCGCGACTGATTGCGTCGTCGAGGGATGCGCCGTCGCTGAGCGCCGCACGGAGCTCCTTGAACGGCCGTTCGTAGACCTCCTCCGGGTCGACGCCGCGGAGGGCGCTGCCCGTCACGGAGTCGAGGTCGAGCGACACACGCGGACCCCATCCGTTGGCGTCCCGGTAGAGCTGCTCTGTGTACGACGCCGTCAGGCTCGCAATCTGCCGTTCGCCGGCGAGGATGATCGGGAGGGCTTGGCGCTGGAAGGTGCGGACGTCGCCGTCGCGCCATGACCCTAGACCGGTGAAGGAGCGGTTGACCCGCCCCAGCACGTTCGTCCAGATGCTCCGCACCGACGCGCCGTACCGGAGGTCAAGCCGCGTTAGCGCCATCGTCCTCGTCCCTCGTGATCACGGTCCGCTGATCGCGGGCCGCACGAACGTCGGCCAGGGACGTAGGCGGCTGTGGGGCCGTCGGGTCGGCTGCCGTCTGCGCGTTCATCGCGTCGGCTGCACGGTCGATCTCCATGCGGGAGATCTGCGTCGGCGTGTAGCCCATGTCCTCCATGCGCTGACGCCACGGAACGCCGGCCGTCGACTTCTTCACGGCAGCGTCCGCGAGCTCCGCAACGGACCGGGACTCGGGGTCACGCCAGATGGTCTCTGCGGTGTACGCCGTCGCGCGGCGCTCGTCGCCCAGGACGCGGAAGGCCAGCCGCATCGTCTGCTCCCAGGACTCACCGAAGTTCCGCTGACGGTCGCCAACCTTGCTGATGAGACCCGTCTCCGCAGCCTTCAGCGCGTCGCCAGACACGTTGACGACGGCCCCGATCAAGTAATGCGGGGGCGTCCTGGAGATGGCGGCGAGATCCTGCACAGCAGCCTGAACGGCAGCCACGTAGGGCTTCAGGTCCGTCGCGGCGAACTCACCGAACTTCGTTTCAGGGTCCCCCGACGTCCATAGGCTCTTGATGTCCAGCTTGTACGGCTGGATCTTCTCGCCCGTCAGTGGGTCCTCGTCGACCTCCAGGCCCGCGGCCCAGCGCTGCTTGAAGGCGCCGTACTTCATGGCGGCAACGAGCATGATCAGAGACAGGTTGATCCGGTTGGCCACACTGAGCGTGTCTTCGTGCTCGGCAAACCCTGTCAGCCTTCGGTTCCGGCGGTTAGTGAACACGCTGAAGGGGACGATTTTCAGTTCGTTGTCCCGGTCGCTCTCACCAGTCTTCGGAAGCGCAAACGCGTCCCAGCCACGGAGGGAGGCGGCCCGTCCGGGGAACGTGACGAACTCCGACTTCGTCACGAAGTCGTAGATGCGGTCCGGCGTCCACAGCGTGGCGCGGGTGTTACCGGTCCAGTCGTCGCGCCAGAGCTTCAGGCCGGCCGCGAGCTTGCGCCGGCTTCCCTGCTCGTACTCGACGGCCACCTGACGGGGCGTCTCGTGCGTGATGACAGGGCGTCCGTCGTCCCCCTTCTCCACCAGGGCGAAGGCCCGACGCTGCGAGAGAGCGCCGTAATGGATCAGGTCCGCGTCAGCGTCGAGGCTATTCTCCTGCCAGATGCGGTTCGCTTCGGTGTCCGCCTTGCGGGCGTCTTCGCTGTCGTCGTCCGGGTCGCCAAAGCGGAAACCGTCGACTCGAAGTCGCTCGGCAGGTGAGTCAATGACGAGGGATGACCAGTTGGTACGCGCATCCTTCATCCACTCGTGCGCCTCACGAGGGTCAACGCCTGGAACGCGCGGGAGCGGTGCCTTGTTCTCCGCGTACTTCCGCAGCGTGTCAAGCCCCGGCTCCGTCTCGCCATCGGCGTCGGTCCGGTCTTCCCGCTCGTCGAGGATCTGCTTACCGAGACGCTGGAGCCACCACCCGGGAGACTCCACCTTCGATGCATCGATAGGCACTTACGGACCTCCCTCAGAAGGCAACTAGACGGTTGGACCGCTTCTTACGTTTGGTGATACCTGCGGCGACGGCGTCAGCACGGCACTCGTAGGCCAGGACGGCGCTCATGGCGGCGTCGATCTTCTTCGGGGACTTCGGATGTTCCTTGCCGATGCCCATGTGATTGCGGCCCATGGGCCGGCGCTTGGCGTTCAGCACGTGGCGGGTGAGCGTGGCTCCGAGCTTCGACCATGCCGACTCGTCATCGTCGGCCTTAGCCGTGCCGGCGAAGCTCAAGGCCCGGTCGTCCACGGCCTCGACGAAGCGGTCTAGCGCGTGCTCCATAGCCGTCGGACGGTTGGTCCACCACTCCAGCGGACGGGCCTGCGTCGCACTGATCTGGAGTTGGTCGACGTGCTCCGCGGTCCACTTGTCTACGTAGTCCTGCCAGTGCGGCGGGTCGCAGTAGAAGCCACAGACCTCGTACTTGTCGAAGGCGCGAGCGACGGCGTTATCGACGGCTTCGCGGTCGACTTGCCACCCTTCACCTTCAGCGCCTTCGGGCTTCTCCCAGACTCCGAGGAGCTGTATGTGGCCGTCAGAGACGCGGACAGCGCACAATGCTGACGAGTCATCGCGGATGGAACCGTCGAACCCCAAAGTGACCAGGTCACCGGGCTGGAGCTCCTCCGGCCGACGGCACAGCTCCCACGCGTCCGGGTCCATCCACGAGTCGGAGGAGGATGTACGGGAGTTCAGGAAGTAGCGTTTGCCGTCCGCGGAGTCGTTACGCAGGTCGTAGAAGTCGTCGACGAGCGTTTCGAGGTCCATCCACTCCATGGCGTCGCCGTAGGAGTCGACGAGGGCCGCGCGGAGCTCGTCCTCGTTCTTCAGGTTCTTGCAGACGCCGTATCGGTGGTCGTAGAGGAGTCGAGCGCGACCGCGCTTCTTCTTCCCCTCACGGATGGCTTCCGCTTCCTCGTAGGTGCGCTCAGCGACGGAGTCTTGCCCCGGGGCGAACATGGTCGTGGTTTCGAGGTACCACGTCCCGGCGCCCTTCTTCCGCTTGCGGAGGTTACGGGTCACCGTCGCGTACATGCGGCGAAGTTCGGGGGTGTTGTAGAGGTGGGTCTCGTCGAAGCAGACCCAGGTTTCCTTGCCGCCGTCCTTCGAGGAGCTGGAGGCGGTCGACGGGGTGATCTCACCACCGTCGGGAAGGTTGATCTTCGTAAGGCCCGGGTCGACGCCCGGTATCTGCGACAGAGGCGACGCCTCGTCGGTCAGGTTGAAGTAGATCGTGTCGTAGACGTTGCCGGTCTGGCCCTCCTCCGTCGCCATGATGCGGAGGTAGGGAACGCGGACCGGGCGGCCCATGGGCTCGCCAGGCTCGTAGACGTATTCGAAGCCGAGTCCCCACGGATCGCGGTAGATCTCCCCGCCCTCAGCCCAGCCGGCGAAGCGACAGGGCCCGAAGGCTTCGAAGAGACCGATACGGGCGCCTAGGCCAGACTTGTCACAGCCCTTCGGGCGGGAGAAGAACGCCGAGTCGTACAGCATCTTGCCGGCGTCGTCGTCAACCGCGTAGCAGTCCACGACGAACCCGGTGTACTCGTCACCGTGCCTCACGGGTTCGCCCTGGACATCGCCAGGGCCGTGTACGACGAAATACTCCATCCATGCAACCGCCATCCACCCGAGAGAGCGGGAGCGGTCGTGACCGGGGGCGCGCACAGTAACGTGCGGCACGCGGTCTCCTAGCCTGTGAGACGCGCTCTGCGCGAGTTGATGTCCGAGACGTTGTCCGCGCGCTGAACGGGCGCCTGACGGCCGCCTGTGGGCTCGTCGACCTTCAATTTCAACCTTGCGCGGTCTTCGGGAGTGGCTCCGAACTTCGCGGAGCGCATGCGCACTTCGCTGAGGAACTCCCACTTGCCCTTCGTCCACGCCGTGTGGTGCATGAGAGCAGCGTCGAGGAGGAACGCCCAGTCGGTGTCAAGGAACGTCGCAGCCATCGGCGACGTGCGCCAGGTGCGCCACCAGTTGACCGTCATCGGGTGCCACTCCTCCTCACCCGGGAGGACACCCTCCGGCAGATCAGGGCCGCGGAGTTCACCGTCGTTGATGATGACGGTTTCGGGGTCGGTGGCGTTGCGACGCCGACGCTTCGATGGGTCCTTTGGGGCGGGTCCGCGACCGGCCATCAGCGCTCACCCCGCTTGAAGTTCTCGGGGCCGTAGCGCTTGAAGTCCTCCAGCATCGCGGCCACCTCGTCAGCAGTCAGAACGCGCGTTGCGGCCGTCGTGACGTACTGAGCCCTGCCGGGCGTCAGGAAGCCTCCCGCGTGGAACGTCTCCAGGTCCGCGTCAGTGGTTACGTGCGTCTCGTCGACCTGGCCGTCAGGGAGCGTCACGACCTCGTGGTCAGGGTGCGTGCACATGGGTACCTCCCGGGGAAGGACGGCAGACGCCGCCCATGTCGGGAGCTACGCCGTCAGCTTGGAAACCACCGCGGAGAGGTCCGCGAGGATGGACGGGGAGGAGCCATGCCGGCGCCCCGTCATTGCGATGTACCGGCCGGTCCCGTAGATCTCCACGGCCGTACCGTCGGGTCGCCGGATCTTCCGTCCCTGTCGGACGTCAGCGCGGCCCCAGATGTGCAAGCCATCGCCGGACGGAGACACCTCTACGTAGGTGGCGCCCGCGTCGCGGAGGATGGCAGCAGCCCACGGAGCCACACGGCCCGTGAGCGGGTTCAAGCAGTGGTCCAGGTCGATACAGACCACGTCGTCGACGTCGGAGAGGACGAAGCCCAGTCCGACGCCCGCCACAGACTCCGTGGCGTTCTTGTAGGTGCTCCACGTGCGAGGGTCGGTCGATGACGCGGCCCTGCCGGTCGTCGTCAACGGCCTCTTGTCGCCGGCTCGTCGTACCCACCTGTCGCGGGACGTGAGCTCCAGCGGGATCACACGTTTCTTCTCTGCACGATGGAGCGCGACGCGACACCGGGTGGAGCACGTGCGGGCGTGCGCACGAGCAGCAAGAGGCATGTCGCCCCCGCAGTTCGCGCACCGACGCTCCGTCTTCATCATGGCTCCATTGTAGGTGCGGCGTGTAACACTTTCAAGGCTCTGACCTGCGCATTCCGCATACGTCGAGACAGCCGGGGAGTAACACTTTCGGCCTAGGTCGACGCTCAGATACCCCTAGGAAGCCCTGTGCGGCCGTCTCCCGGGCGCGCAGCCGACGGGGCGAAACCGTTACATCTGAGGTCCCCAGACCCGTACAGAGCGCGAGACCCAGCACCTTGACGGTCTTCGGATTCCAAGATCGGGGATCACCCCCCTGGGTGATCATGGTCCGCAGCTAGTCGATCTTGGCTCCGAAGCCGGCTCGCGGCTATCGACGGTCACCGTCGGCGAGCTCGCCCCTGATCTCCAGGCGGCTCGGGACGAGTGTGATCGTGATCGTCGTGCACGTTCGATCATGACCGACGTTGATCTTCGGAGGCTTCGCGAGCTTGCCGACGTCGACACCGTTGACGCTGACGCGCGTGACGATCACGCCGTCCTGACCCGTGTCGTCTGCCTCCTCCAGCACCACATGGGAACCGCTCATGGGCTAGTCCTCCAGTGCCGGGTGTGTGGGCTTGGGCTTGTCTGTACGCACGCGCGTGAGAGCCGCTGCTCGGCCGCCCTCACTGGCGCTCTTCCTGGCGTGGCACCAGTGGCACAGTGCTTGCAGGTTCGTCAGGCTGTGGTCATCACCGGGCTCGATGTGGTCTACGTCTGTGGCCTCTCTGCCACAGATGGTCCCGTCAGAGAACGGGGCCTGACACACACCCTTGTCCCTGCGCAGTACGAGGCGTCGGAGAAGGGGCCAGTTCTTGGGGAGACGCGCTCTACGCGTGCTGCCTTGCCACGCCATTGCGCCTCCTAGGCCTGCGCCTGTGCCTTACGCTTGCTGCTCCGTGTGGCCAGGGAGGGCCACTGAGTCATGGGGGGATGCGCTATGCGCGCCTACGTTCGCCGTGCCTGCGTGCCGGCCGTGCTGATGTCCGCCGTACTGCTGACGGGGTGCTCGTCGGAGCCGGAGAAAGACCGTGCCGCGCCCACGCTGTCCGCATCCGCGGGGCCGGTCAGCGAAGATCAGCCGTCGCAGAAGCCGTCAGAGTCGGCGTCCTCGTCCGCCCCTGCGCCCGAAGTGGGTGTCGGCGAGAAGGTGAAGTTCGACGTCGGTGAGACCGACGAGTACGGCGAGAACTGGAAGGTGACGACGCAGGTGGAAGTCACCGTCGTCAGTGCGAAGTACGTGACGCCGGCGGAGGTCGACACGACCAACGAGCCGGAGAACGGGCAGTCCGTCGAGCTCACGCTCAAGCTCGCCAACGTCGGCAAGGCGCCTGCCGAGATCATGACTTACGGCATGATGCAGTGGCAGGACGAGAAGACGGCCGCGCAGGATGCGACGACGCTTGAAGGCGTCGGTGAAGGTCAGGATCTCGACACGACCTACCGTCCCGGGCAGTCCGTCACGGGGAAGCTCGTCCTCGACGTCGTCCGCAAGGGCGGCACCGTCGGCTACTACAGCGACAACCCCAGCGGGGAGCCGTCCTTCGCGGTGAAACTGCCGAAGTCCTGACGTAGCTCAGCCCCGCTCCCGGGATCTCACCTCCGGGGCGGGGCTGCGTGTGTGGGTCGTCAGATCCTGATCGGCGTGAGCAGAAGCTCTGCGTTGTCCACGTCGATCAGGAGCTTCCCGCCGTACTCGGCTACGTCGAACGGCCCGAAGAGCTGGCGCTCACCGACGGCCAGCGTCTCCGTCCGCGGGGTCACGGCAAGGCCGTCGACGGTACGCGTGACCCTGAACGTGACCGTCCGGGCGACCGTGGAACCGCTGTTCTCGACGATGACGCCGGTACGACCATCGTTGTCAACGTAGTGGTTGTTCACCGGGTCTCCCGGCGATGCGGTGAGTGTGACGCCGGCGCGGACCGCCTGCTTCACTGCGATATTCGAGCGTGGCATGTAGCCTCCAGGGGTTACGGATTGGTCCGTGCGGCAGATCGCTTACGGGCAACCCACTGGCGGTCGTACTCGCGCTTACGAGCGCGGCATGGCTGGCAAGGACACTTGCGCTTACCTGACAGGCCAGATCCGTGCCCCACCGCTATCTCAGCCGCACTCTTCTCGGCGTGGCAGCGGGTGCAGAGAACCTGACACTTCGCTAGCTCCGCCTCACGATCTTCAGCCTTACGGCTCCAGATCGCGGCGGGTGCCCACACCTTCGTTGACGGTTCAACGTGGTCAACTTCTAGGTCCTTATCGGATCCGCACCTGACACACGGCCCGTTGGCATCGAGCCATGCGGTACGGCGGCGCGCGATCCATTCACGTTGGTACGCGCGCTTTCGCTCAAGATCTCGTATCGCCAAAGCGACTCCCTAAGTAAACGCGAGCAGCCCCGGCGCTTAGGGACACCGGGGCTGCTCTGAGCGCAGGGAGCTACCCCGCACCTGCCTGTATGGCTGCTGCTCGTCCTCCGCGCCCTAAGATCAAACGGAGGAAAGTCAGGTCTGTTCGTGCTCCATCCGGCGTCGTGTGCGCCCGCTCAGGTACCGCACTGGCGTCGGCCGGATGGCCTGGCGCCGGTACCGCGCGAGTGCATGCCCCGGGCACCATCCCGCGATGATGCCGTCGTTGGAGCACTCCGGGTCGTGGCATGACGGTCGGATGACGTCGGGTGTATCCATGGGGCCTCCCCGGTGACTGGGGCGACTCCTGCCCCTCCTACTTCCGTTATGGGGCGCTGCCGAGAAGATGTTTGGTCTGGGGCCGACGTCGCTGCGACCGCGCTACAACCCGGAGGAGAGGGCGGGGAGCGCAGGAGCGACGTCGGCCAGGGAGGGGGAGCGGGACGCCGCGCTACTCGCCGGCGCCGCCTCGTCCTCCCCCTCTACTACCGTTATGGGGTGTTGGTTTGGCGGGAGGCATGTTTGGTCTGTCGCCTCCCGCAGGGCTGTGCCAGAT